CTTCTGACGGTATGGGAACGATGGGATTTGTTGCCGATTCAATGAGTGCTAGTCGAGTTGACGGTGCTTTTGTTGTCAACACTGGACAAGATGGAGCTTATACAGAACGACTACGCATCAGTTCGACTGGCAATCTTTCTGTAGGTTCCGGTGCTGATATCGGTGGTTCTGGTGTTGCAACTTTTACGGCCGCCGAGCGTATAGAAATGCGTGCCGCTGGTGCTGAATCACCTCAGTTTTTAGCAAGCTGTTATTCAACAACCTCAAGTCGTTGTGCAAGCATCGCCTTCCAAAAAAGTCACACAAACACAGGTGGAGTGCTTGACGCAACCGTAGACGGTGAAAACCTTGGCAGAATTATGTTTAGGGGGGTTTCTAGCGGAGACGGGGCGAGGGATTCGGCTGAAATTGCAGCAGTTTGTGACGGTGGCCCAGACGGAAGCGACCAACCTGCTCAACTTCTTTTTAAAACATCTTCGACCTCTGAAACGATTCCGACTCGAATGGCGATTCGTAGCACCGGAGTTGTGGGGATTGATAATGCAAGGTCATTCCGATTTGATGGAACTGGTGATTTTGCAAAATTAATAACAAATTATACCTCGGCTGGTACAGGTCAATATATCTCGGTTGCAGATGAGGCAACTATAACATTAGCAAGTTCAGGCGGCACACAGTCGGCGTTAGTATTAGCTTATGAGGGGTCAAATGGAAAAGGCGGGGTTTGGTTTGTAACATACGCCGGAACTGCGGTGTTACTTGCTGGTACTGATTGCTCTGCTACTGATGAAAACAATAAAATTTGCGTTTTTAAATCGGCAACTTCCCATACTACAACCTTCAAAAACCGATTAGGCACAACCTTGAATTTTCAAATAGCTCAAATTGGTGGATTTTTAGGATAATGAAATATGTAATTAAAAACTTCGTAAACGAAGCACAAGAAGACGGTTCTACTTTGAAGCTAGTCGGCTTTATGGTCGAAGATGATAACGGTAACAAGCTCGCAATTGATAAACGAGTACCTGCCACTGGAACAGACGAGGAACAAATAGCGGTAGCACAAGCAGCATCTCAGCAAGAAATTGATGAGTGGCAAACTCAGTTTGCCGTTATAGGGAAAGTATGGGATGCCGACTCTCATTCGTTTGCACCAGAACCAGAACCGACACCAGAACCAGAACCAATCAAGGAACCAATCAAGGAACCAGTAGTCGAGGAAGGTGAATAAATGAAATATGGCGGCTGAACCTCTCCAAAAGTTTTTTGACAATCTGTACTCTGCTTTAACACAGGCACAGACCACAGTCGAAGAAGCAGCCTCGCAACGTGTGCGGGAAAACTATTTCGATGAAGACGGGAAACCTAAAACTGTCAAATTAAACTTAGGAGGCCGGGAGGTTGAAGCCCCATTATTTACATTAATTCCGCACAATTCGTTAAAGATAGAAGAATGCGAAGTTAACTTAGAACTAAATTTAGCCCAAGACGGCAAAGAGTGTTTTGGATGTCTAGGTAAACTACGCAAAGCTAAAATGGCAAACATAAGAATAAAATTTTCATCAACAGATCAAGCTGAAGGCTTGGCTCGTGTAGGTGATTCGTTAATTAAATTAATACCAACAACATAAGACAATGGCAGCAGATAGTGACCAGCTCGCAGATTATAATAATCTCCCTATAAAAGATTTGATTTTGACTCCAATTTTAGCCGCTTCTGATGGCGGTTTAGATTTGGCCAAGTCAACGATGAATTTTATCGATACAGTTTGCTTTGATAAGGACGGCAATACCCGAAACCTAGAAGTTGAAGTGGAACGAATGACTAAGGGAGATGATGACAAGCTGACTCCAGTTAAGCAGAAAATTAAAGTTCCATTGCTTTCAGTTCTTCAGATTCCAAACGTAGGAATTACTGACGTAGATGTTACCTTTGATATGGAGATATCTTCTCATACAGAGAATAACTCATCTACAGAAGATACTAAGTCTAACGAATCAAAGACAAGTGCATCAGCTTCGGCTTCTGGCAAGTTCTGGGGTGTAGGATTTAGCGTTTCAGGTTCACATGAAACAACTGCAACAGGCTCAGTTACAACAAGTAGCTCACAGCAACGCAGTACAGACTTTAGCAGCCGTTACTCAATAAATTGTAAAGCCGCTAATTTAGGCAATGCCGAGGGAATGTCTAGACTGACTCAGATGCTTGCCCAACAGATGGACGTTGTAGATACATCGTCTTCAGATTCATCAAGTAAATAAATAAAATGAGTACTCAAATTATAGAGATAAACACAATACCTAACGCTCAATCTTTAAACGTGAGCAAGGTAGTCATTACTTTAAATTCTGCAACCATGTTTGGAATGCAATTTTTAGTAAACGGTTTTGGGAAGTATAACGACCCAGAAGGCAAAGAAGCATGGTCACCGAATCCTTTAGTAAATACATTGCTAAACATTTCTGGCGATTCTTGGAATAACTGGGGAGCAGACGTAGACGATTCAACTTATATTGGTGACTTGGCTCTTGCTCAACTTGGACTGACTCGCGATCCAGATGCAGTCTTAGAGGTCGAAGAGATAGCCCCAGCGGCACCGGAAGAAGTTCCAGTGGAGGAAGCTCCAAAGCCAGTTAAAAAGGCGGCTAAGAAGAAAACAGCAAGTGAGTAGGACGGACAAATTAACATTGGCCATCTTTATAGGGTGTGCCTTTGCAATTGTTTTTTTAGCTAACAGATAATGGGAGAGAAATTGAATAACTTTTCTTTAGTGTTCGGCATGATCGTAGCCTCTGCGGGTGTTATTGGTGCATGGTTTGTTTTACCGCATCGGGTATCAACTAATGAGGCAGCTATTAAAATCCTTCAACAAGATGGAAAGTCTGAAAAAGAAATGTTAATTAGAATGGATGAAAAGCTTTCGATAATTCAAAAAGATATTGAGGACTTGAAAGACGGACATCCAAGAGGAGACAGATAATTATGAAACAAATACTAAAATCAAAGACAGTGTGGACGGCAATCACTGGGGCAATCGGCGGCGTAGCTGCTTATTTCACAGGAGATTTAGAACTAGGTGCAGCGGCTAATGTAGTAATTACTTCGTTGCTAGCTCTGTTCTTGCGACATGGCATTCAAAAGAATGCTAAATAAATAACAAGTTAGTGGAATGGCTTGGTCAACTATAGGTACGTCGGATGTTCAAACCCGTATGACAGATACGGAGTTGGCAAAATATAACTCTATTGGTCTTGCGGCAGGGCAAACTTCTTCGGGCTTAATCCAAGAAGTAACTGACGATGTGGCCTCTCTGGTTAGGGGATATATAATGGCGTGTCCAAGAAATGGTTTGGCTTCAACTGCGGCAGCACTTCCTAGCGTTCTCCACTCCCCGGCACTCGACATAATAATTGTTGAGTTGATGAAACGTGTGGGGGGTGCTGTCACAGATGTATCTGATGTACGCATAGCGGCTTACAATAGTGCTATGCAGTTCATGGATAAAGTTGCGGATTGTCGTTTTGGCATTCCAAAGCCAACAAACGAAACTGATGAAGTTTTTTATAATGATAGGGGAAGCTACGGCTACAAGAAGAAGCTTTGTATTAATACTGTCGAAAGTGTTAAGAGCGGAGTGACATCAACTACAGATGACTGTGCTTGTCCTTCTGACGCTGGAGCAAGGATTTTTTAAATGGCGGTTTACCTTACAGCAATCCAAGGGGCATTGCATACCCGTTTAAGCGGTCAATCACCGTTTAATACTGGAGCAGCTTACACGCCCGGATTAGTTAAGGAAGATGATGACGTACAAAGCAAGATGGAGGAGATGCTTAACACTTTAAGGGTTATGGCTATCGTCCTTCGCCCAGCTAGTATGGTCAGAGTTATGGAGAAGACCGTTGTAGATTTTAATTGGGAAGTTGATTGCATAGAAAACCCCGCAGTCAATCGACCAATTTCCGGCACATATTATACCGCAGAGGCAGTAGCCGAATCGGTGTTTGTGCTTTTAGATAATTACCAGATACCAACTGGAACTTTAACGGGAACAAATAGCTCCCGCTCTACCGGCATTACACGCATGGGAAGAGAAGAACCGATTGGTAGTCTGGTGAGGTATAAAGTAACTGGCTTCGTAAGAAGCAAATTAAACGTAAATATAACTTAATAAGGATAATGATATGGCAAATTCAACCATAGTAGGAAACGCCACCGTATATGGCGTAGACGGTACTGTCGCATACGGAACTGTAGCAGTAGCAGACAACTATATGCAGACGTTCAATCTAACAGACGATGTGGATACAGCGGAGGCAAGAGATCAAAAAGGAAATGTGTTTGGCTATAATCTTTATAATTTTAGACGAACAGCAACTTTTGAGATCATTTTTATTGATTCTGATGAAGCTGGAGCAGCGGCAGAAGTCAAACTTCCTGCACCGGGGGCTATTGTAACTATTGCACAAGATGCTGAGTCAGGAAATACATTTCCAGCTATATTAGCAGGAACATGGAACTATTCTGGTGGCGGCTCAATAAGCATGAGTAATACTGATATTTTAAGAATGACGTTGCCATGCAGTAAATATTGTAACGATGCAGCGGGAGACGCCGTAGCATTACAAAGCTTTGGGCATTAATGTCCCTTGAAAGTGATTATTTAAAAGCAGTAATACCTCACCAAGCCCGAATCCTCGGACAGCGGTTGAGGCCTTTTTCTGTTGGGCATATAATGATGCTGACACGTTATCAAAGCCCATTTATAACAGGAAATAGCCCGCCGCAGTTTGGGGATTTGTGCTTTGCAATATGGGTCTGTAAAAGAGATTGGAAAGAATTAATAAAGGGGATAACAAATACATCGCTAAAAAAAGAAATTAGGTTTCTTTGGTGGATGAGCAAGTTCAGAAATAAAAGAAAAGCTATGCTTGTTTTTGTAGAATACATAACTAAAGCAATGAATGAGCCTAATTTGTTTTTCAACAAAGTTGACGATAGCAAGCCAGTTTCCATGAATCATTTGCACTATATTAAAATAGTGTTAATGACAAAATTGAAAATGACTAAGGAGCAAGTTATGGATTTGCCATTTGGGGAAGCTATTTTTGATTTATCAGCAATTGGCGAAGCAGAAGGCGGTTGTGGATTTGTAACAGACCAGCACGAAGATGCTTTAGAGGCTGCAAAAAGAAACGCGATAAAAAGAAATAAAGAAAGAACAGCACAAAATGGCCAACGAAATTAAATTTGTTTTTACTGGGGATACTTCAGAATTTGATGCAGCTATAAATAAAGTTGTTAAAAAAGCCAATCAAACAAAGTCGGCAATGAAAGGCCAGACGGAAGAACAAAAAACACAAGTTAAATTACAAAAACTTCTTAATGAAGAATACAGAAAAGCATCTAAAACAGCAGGAAGTATCCATGATATTGAGAAGAAAATAAAACAAACACAATCAGAAAAAATACGCTTATCTAAGCAATTAAATGATTCAACTCTTAGCCGTGAAAAAAGACTTGAAAAAATTGTTCAACTTTCAAAAACAGAAGCTAGGCTTGCTGGATTAAATGTTGCAGGAGGAAGAGGTAGATCAGCAGCTAGAGGAAGACTTTTAAGAGGGGTAGGGGGAGCGGCTTCTGGCGTTGCCGGTAGAGCTGGGTTTGGTGCTGCTGCAACTGGCGGGATGCTTGCAGGTTCAGCGGCTATAGCTTTAAAGGCCTCTGCCGCAGCAGCAACTGGAATTGGTCTT